TGTTTACATGTTTCATAATAACTATTAAACTTAGAGTCCTTATAATGGTTAGAGTCACTTCCTCCTGCTTTGAGGATGGCGAACTCTACAGACTCGTTTGAAATGGCTGATTTAAAATCGAAACTGCCCTGCCAATGTGAAACATCAATTCCAAAGTGTGACATAATTAAAGCCTCCTTATAATTTAGTTATTGATATTATAGCACGAAATATTAAAAAAGTCAAGAGTCAGACTTATACTTAATTCACCTAAGATTATTCCTATACTTCAACTCAATTAAAATCTAATAAAAGTCTAATTTATCAAGTAATTGATTAATTCTTAAGAATACTAAAAATAACTAACAGTTTTAATAATTGTTATTGCTAAAAATATTGACAAAACTGCAAAGAAAAAGAGCCACTTTATACAAGTGACTCAATTTCATTATATACTTTATTACAATAATATAGGAAGATTAGCAAGATAAGCAAGCTCTAAAGTCATGCTGAACACTAGGCTCTTTAGACTTATAATAATCAAGGACTATATCAGTAGCTGTAACCTCATCTCCTTTACCCCAACGAGAATATATTAGACTTCTTAACTCCATAACATCCTTGGCTCTAACGACTACCCCATAAACATTAAACTCTTTCATAAAATTACCATGTGCTATATTCTCTGACTTACTTACTACTTCGGTAAACTTAGGGCTTACAATAAACCCTTTAATTGGTCGAGAAGCTGTCCTGTAAGTATCAAGACAACCTCCGCCTACACGATAAGGTTCACAAATCATGTGGTTTATTTCTGCATTGGTATTGCTCAAATAAGTATCAAGGTAATCATCATTAAGTAAAACCTGTGCTAACTGATGTAATAAAAAGCTTTTACCTCCTAATGTAACACCCCTATAAGTTTGGCATTTAGCATTCGTAGTAGGTAACTCTTCTGTATCACCAAAAGCATTAACTCTATAAATTTTTTCCTCACTAGCATCAAGTAAATAATCTTCCTTGCAGTAAGAGAATTCAACTCTATCCTCAGATAGCTTTCTGGCTCCATTTTTCATAGCGATGAATGCTCCTGCAACTGCCTTGATGTTTCTTTTCTTTCCATTTAATCCTGCCATAATAAATACCTCCAAAATTTTAATAAATTAAGCACTATATTCAATTGTAAATAAACTAGAAAAATGAAAACTAGAAAGCTATCCCTGATTACTTAGCTGGATTTAATATCCTCTCGACTACTGAAAGTCTATAAAGAAGTAACTCCTTCTCTTTAGCGTTATCTGGACACTCAAGCCAAATAGCACACTCTTTATTGAGTTTCTCTACTGCTTCATATAAAGTCATACTAGAAGCTGCTTTAGAAATCTCATCATCAGTAAACATTGACTGAAAATCTGTATATCTTTCAAGATATCTTGGGTCGGTAACTTCATTTAATATACGAAGATATCCAACATTTCTTATACAAAGTTTACTAATATATTCAGTTGAAAATAAACGATATTTCTCAAGTATCAAACCTAACTTACCATCAACATCTTCGATAGCATCTGAATACTCCTTGAGTGAAGCCATATAATTATCGGCTTCTTTGTTGATTGTAATATTGTTTTCCATTTCTTCTACTGCTTCTCTAGCAATTTCATTTAAATTTGTCATGATAAAACCCTCCTAATTAAATAACAATTCAGATAACTTACTTAGTAGTAAGTTTCCTAATGAACCCATGTGATAGCTAATAACTATAGCTATAACAACTAAGATAACAATAATAACAAAAAGTAAAAAGTAAAACCATTTCTTCATATTTAAAATCCTCCTTAAAAATATTATGCAAATCATATGAAGTTTTCAAGGTGCCTACCCCTAAAGGTTATGAAATATAATTTCAGATTAAATGCTGGAAAATAAACTAAGCAACCATATGTCTACAACCTGAAAATTCATTTCCATACGAGGTGTAAGATACAAGATAAATACAAGCATTGACAAGATTATTATAAAAATCATAAACTGAATTATCATATAAATAACCTTCATCATTACACATCGTATATTCAATGTAATCCTCTATCTCGTGAATAAGGTCTAAACCATCATTTACAAGATTTAAATTAAAGTCATTACCAAGTAACTTAACACTACAAGAGCAGATTGAAGTAGGATAAAGTGACATTGAAATACTTAATAATGAATCTACTCCGTCAATATTTACCTCGCTAAGAATATCAATTGAATACATTGACGAATAATCCATTTTTCTTTCAGAGATACTGAAAGCATTATTCATGCCCTCAAACTTAACTGAAGAATAATTCAACATTGTTTCCTTTACATACTTACTAAACTGTGTCATGATTGTTACCTCCAAAATAATAGTAATTTTTAAATACAAGTAATATAATTTCATCTCAATGCTTTAAAGAAACACCTCACAAACGATTTTAATATTGGGTGCAAGAAATTTAATATTGCTTTTCAAGCATCTTGACGATGTAGTATTTAAGTGCTACCCCAAATACTTTATACACAATGTATTTTCAACTCAAGGTTGTGAAAAATAAACTTATAAAAGTTTAAAATATTCATACCTCTTGCGGTTATACAAAGTATATTTTCACCTCACAAATACGAAAAATAAACTGACAAAAAACAAAAAGAGCCAACCTAACATAGTTAAGTCAGCCCTTCTTGCAAATATATTATTTAAGGAAAGCATTGCTCATCACACTACTAATTATACAATAAATTCTTAAAAAAGTCAATAATAAACTCATGTTAAAAGAAAAGATTAAAACAAATAATTTATTAATTTATATCAGAATAAATTAATTTAACATAGAATATATCAAAATACATTAGAATATATTTAAACAAAAATAATATTAATAAATTTAGTAATATTAGTGAAAAAATAATATTAGTGAAAGACCTATAACTTATTTAAAAAATCAACTTAATAATTCTTTAAAATGACTGAATTTAGGTTAAAAATCAACTACCCCTAAATTGAAACATTTATTAGTGAACATTTCCTATAAAAATACCTGAGAGTTTGAAACAAAAACTAAGGTTTATTTATTTTTGCATGACAAGGCAGAGAACCCTCAAGCAAGCAATTTTAGGGCATCGTCACTAAAAATGTTACAATGAAACACAATTTGAACCAAAAAATGAAACATTTTTTGAACCAGAAAAATCACCCTTGAAACATTTTTTACAGCAAAAATAAGACACAAACCAGTGCCGATTTTGAAACATTTGAGTAAAAAGAATTATTCAATATTAAATAATAAGAGTAGATTAAAACAAATATTAGATGAATAATTTATAAAATATCAAAATAAAATAGAGCAACTAATACATAAAATCTACTAAATACATGTAAGAATTTATTAATTTATATCAGAATAAATCCAAACACATCAGAATAAATTAATACAAATAATAGTTTCATATTATCTTAATAAAGAAAACATTATAATAACTAAGAAAATATAATTTCAAATAAGAATATATTATAATATATCAATATGAATAATTTAATAAAAATCAATTCAAAATAGTTTTCATGTTAACATCACATACAAGAAATTAAATCAAATTAGTTTTAACATCTATTCAAAATAGAATTTATTAAAATACATATAAGTTTATATTATTTTAACATAGAAAATATCATTTCAAATTAGAACAACTTATAATAATTTAATATCAATATTTTAAAAGAAATTAAAACAAAATAGTTTTATATTAACTCAGGATAGAACAACTAAAAAGCTACCCCTGTATACTCTAAACAAGAGGTAGCTTTAAAATACTTAGAAAATTTCATACCAATATTTACTTGCCTACAAATATTGCAAAAAGCACTTTTACCTTAAAGTTTTGCAATTTTCTTTACTCTTTTTTCTCTTCATCAGTATTTTTCTTAGTAGAACTAATATCGATGTTAAACGTCTTTTTAATCCATTCTACTAAAGCAGTAGGTGTCGAGTTATTTAGTGTGTCATTAGCCTGACTCAACAAGTTACGTAACCACTTAGGGAAAGGAACTCCAGTAAGAATTAAATTCTCAATAATTGAGATAAATTCTTCAAAGCAGAAATACAATATTCCCCAATTTCTAATATACATATCTGTGCCACCTATATTAATAGGAGAACCCATAACTGCTTTCCAAAAGATGTCTGCATTGGCACATATGATAACTAAGATAATAATGCCTGCTTTATGAATGGCACCTTCACGCAACTTAGTAGAGGATAATGACTTAGTGGATATTCCTTTCAATAACCCAGAGATAATATCTAATAGAACAAGTAGGAACAATCCGCCTAAAAGTTCATCATATCCACCAAGTAGAGATAGTATGAAAGCAACTACCCCCGATACTGCAAGTTTCAAATAAGTTAATACATTATTCATAATTAATCCTCCTCTGTAAGTGTGTATATAACCTTCATTGTTTTAGAAGCATCTTTTACAAGACTGCCACTAATATTGTTTATTGTAGCAAGATACGGTAAGAATAATATTGGATAGTAACCTGCTTTATTATCGGTAGAATAATGTCTCGTTATCCACATATAAGGCTCAAATATCCAACCTATGTCGTCTTTCTCCACCATATTTAACTCGCCTGGAACTTTAGTAAAGAAAGTAGCATGTGTATCCATTGTACAATTTTCTAAGTCTATTCTAAATAAAGCATAAACTGAAAGACTTGCTACAGTTTTAGATGGGTAATAATAAACCGTATCATTTATCCAACAAAATCCTCCACCCATAGCAGAATCAGTGTACCTAGATCCGAAATCATTACTTATACCGTTAACTAAAGTACGAAAATCATCATTCCAAGTAATATCATTGTAAGTAAACTCACTATTAGATAAGTTAACTTTATATATTCTAAAACGGTCATCATATGATACTGTGCTTTTGTCTTTCTTTATAAAGCCATACATTAAATATAAATAATTATTATAAATAAATTTAGTAGAACTATTTATAATACGTGCATATGTTACAGTATTTGGACTCATGAAAGAGTCAATACTTAACTTTAAGTTTGTTAAGTCAAGACTGATAGTTGTTACTGAACCTGTTTTATCCATTTTAGGTATGCTAGCCTTGCTACTACTAACAGATGGATAAAGATACATAATATCATTATCAAAAGATAATATTCCGTCTGCCGTATAAGATGTTACGCTATTAGTAGCTTCAACAGATATTTCAGAACCAATACTAAAATTATTAAATATAGACTGATTAGGAGTCAATTGTTTAGATATATCATATGTAGATAACGTTCCGCTATAGTAGGAATAAGCTTTCTTACCTGATTTATCTATTATTCTACCCCTGCCTGCATTTGAATCCTGAGAACCTATATTAAATAAGCACCTATAATTAGTCCAGTTAATACCTGAATCGACATTTGTAGGATTGTAATTATCATTACCACCTACTACAAAATTACAATTAGCATCTGCTACATTATTTCTAACACCTGCATGACCGCCTACATTAGACGTTAGACATATACTCGCTATTGTTCCATTGCATTGTGCCGTAGTAAAATCCCATGCAAAGGTAACAGAGTTATCAGTAACAACAGTTTCATCTGATGACAATACCCCTGTGTATAATGAACCTGTAATACCTGTAGATTGATTACCACAACCTATCATATGAGAACATTCTTCACCACTCGGTATAATGTGGTCTTCATCTGCGTCAAGAGCCTCATCAAATATCATTACGCCACCAAATATATCTGAATACAAAGTAGATATTTTTGCAGGAGTATAATATGAACCAATACCTACTTTCATATTGGCACAAAGGAAGTTAAATATACCTCCAAATACATTAGCAAAGGCATTTGTGACGAGATTATCACTTTTAACCTCTTCAACTAATTCCTTTGTTTCTGCATCAAATAATTGTATAGTTGTTTTACCATGTAAAGCCATATATTATACCTCCTTATATTTCAATAATACATAATCTGCTATCGGTCCATAACTGTCTTTCTCAGAGTAAACTTTAATAGTATGCTCTCCTGCTGATAAACTTAGTGAATTAGTTATAGTATACTCAGCACCAACATTAAAGCTACCTGAATCAATAGCAAGGTTATTAACGATTGCTACCCCATCTATATCGATACTCAAGTATCGTGTACCTGATGTAGCTGCCTTTACTCTAAATTTAATATTATCAACACTTTCATCCATAGTAAAAGTCCATAGACCATATGAACCTGTACTAGACCTAATATAATCTATATCTTCCCCGTCTTTTGCGTTTGAATTACTTCTTAATACAGCACCATTAAATAACTCTGCTTCTGTAGCAGTCATATACAGCTCTACGTAATTGACAGGGGCAAACTAGTCGACACTTACTTCATCAGTAAGTTTCTTTACCAAGAACAAATTATTGAAGTTAACTACTGGTAATCTATCTGTTAACTCAAATCTTCCTGTCCAATCATTAGTAGGTTCAGATATACCTGAAGCATTTATTAATATCTCATATTGATATTTATCTATACTGACTGCACAGTCCTCACAATTCATATAAATAATCAAACTATGCTGTCTATCTGTATCTACTGAAGTGGTGGCAAAGTCAAAACTGAAAGTAAAGTAACCCTCATCTACTGACCATGTAGGTGTAAGTGTATAGGTAGAATTATTATGAACTATTGTAAAGTAAACTTTACCTAAAGTTCGTTTGTTTACACTACTTTTTGTAACGATTAATTCTCCTGTATCCTCATCTAATTCTACCCCTGTAACGTAATCAATATCCTCATTATAAGACAACTTAATGTTTGCTACAGCTATTATTGATACATGAGAACTAATATTAGCGTCAACAAGAAATAATACCTCAAATAATTTAGACCTATCTCCTGCTTTTATACTTACATCATTAGTGCCGATTGTATAGTAAACTGAGTTTACTGCTGAGGATGAACCTCCACCAGTATATGTCTTAAATGAAGTAGTATTTGTAGATGAAGATTGTTCACTATATTTATTGCTAGTTATTTGTGAATATGTTTGATAAGTCCATGTATGCTTTGTTATAAGTATATTAGAATACTCTTTATCTACAACACTTACATTATTATCTACATCTGTTTCTGTCGTTCTTACGTTTATAGTAATATTGTCACCAAGTTCAAAATCAGGTCTATTCTTTAAAGTAAAGCTACCCCCAATAAACTTGAAACCCTCCAAATACTTACCTAACTCATCAATACAAGCAATTATTTCCTCTCCAAGTTCATCTGCCTCATAATCCTGTATACCTCGTAAGAAATAATTCTCACTGAAACTCAAGTCGATAGGATTATAATCTCCTTGTAAAGTAAACTCTTCAGTAGTGTAATCAAATCCTGCTACAACAGTTGATACTGTCGATATATAATATGTATTAGCATCAACACTATACTCAAATACATTCTTATGTGGACTTATGAAAGAGCATAATCTTTGATAGAAAGAAATCTTTAACTTATTTTGTCTGCTAATCTCAAAGAATCCTGCTGTTAAAATTGATAAATAACCTAAAGTTGTCCTATAAGTCTTCAAATCACCAACACTATCTACCAAAAAAGTTTGCGTATTGTTTATGAGAGCAGATTCTACCCCATCATCAAGCTCAATTACATCGTCCTCTGTGCTGACTGCGTCACACAATACAACTAACCACTCATAAATCGTTCTTGGTCCCATCTGCAAGCTAAATCCGATGTTATGAGTAATCTCTACATCAAACTTAAGCATAGCGTCATAAGCATCTACTTGGCACTGGTAATCTGAATTGGAAATTGTGTAGACATAATAAAAACCCATCTCTACTTTGCCTGATGTATTCTCAGTGCCGTCAATATTTAAACTAAAGTCATCATCAGACTGATTTGGGTCAGAAGTTTTTAACCATGTATCTACTTTAATAATATTACCTTTATTTAAAAGGCTCTTAGTATTTAACTTTGCTATTCCTGCTGACATTAATGTGAAAGAAAGCTTTCTTGAGCCTACCCCTCCAATACAGAAATACGAATTACTTGTGGCTTCTGAAGTAATACTAAGACTATTTTGTATAATATCATCATCTGTCAATTCAACATAATCACTATCAAGTTTACCCTTACTTGTAGCAAAACGTAACTTTATCTTCCATTTTTGCTCTTCTTGAAGTATAGCTTCATCATAATAAGTAGATATTGAAATCATAAGCTACCCCTCCTAATACTCGATAAATGATAAACTAATAGACCAGTAATCTTCTTCATCATCATCACAAGACACCATAGTGGCTTCTTTACTTGCTTGTGCATACATCTCCTGCTTTGTTGTAAATCTTTCCTTAATGTTAAGTGGGTCACGAAATGTTAGAGGAAACTTTTCATCCTGACATGCGGTTAATAGAAGATTTATTTGTATATCACTTAATCTATCCCAACCACAGTTAACTGTATATACGTTTTGCCTAACTCTATTTCTATTTAAATAAGCTGAAGTAGAACGTTTGTCATCGAGGTCAATATCTTCCATACTAACACTATATGTAGATGGATTAGGTATGTAATTGGCATCCATTACACCTGTCTGGACACCTGAATCTGGGAAAGTTAAAAATGGTTTTTTTAACATACTTAGACACCTCCTAATGTTTGTATTATAGCACATATATTAAAATAAGTCAATAAACAACTAAGAAAAGGGGTAGAATATTCTACCCCTAATACTTGCTAGAAATTACCACCTTTAATAACCTGACCATTTACAGTATCTATTATGAAGTCACCAAGTTTATTATTGGCGTCAAGATATACACTTACATTCATATTCTTATTACCATTATTCATGAAACCTATTTTATTAGAAAGGTTAGCTAAACCTGTAGCAATTGAATTGCTGGTTGACTGAGAAGCAACTGATGCTGTCATCTCAGAAGCTTTGAATGATGGCTGAATAACTAAATCTGACTGAATACTAGAAAGCTTATCACTCATTTGTTTAGCGAAAATATCAGTTTGATTTTGAGCTATTGAAAGCTTTTCAGTAAAGTCATTCATTTGTATTATCTCAGATAAATCAATTACATTAGTGTCAAACTTAGAAAGTAATGATTCTGAGAATTGTGACATTGCATCTAATGCTGAGTCAGTGTTATCTTCTATTCCGACAGCTACACCTTTAGGTAACCATTGTGCTAAATCAGCCATTTCCTTTGATGGTGAAGCTATACCTAATAATGACTTAAACTTTTGTGTTATTGCAGAACATAAACTAGACAAAGCTCCTTTCAATTTAGAACCTTCAGTTTCATCTGATATTCCATCTGCAACACCTTTAACGATATAACCACCATTAGTTTTGGCATCCGACTTTGCCGTATCTAATGAACCATTGATTTTGCTATTTATATTACTCATAGCAGAGCTTACTAAGCCAGAATTACTCCAAATGCTGTCAGATAAATTACTATCAATGTTAGAGCCTATTTCAGATGCATCACTAGGCAAAGGACTTAACTCTCCAGTTACTGTATCATAAATTCGACCAGATGCTAATTGAATAATAGTATTTCCAGTATCAAGAGATGTTCCTAATGCGACACAAGCATCATCTCCTATTTTACCTAAGTCAACTTCAATAGGTAATACTGTCTGATAAACTGCATCATATACTTTTCCAGATGAGGTAATAAGATACTGATTCTGAGCATCTACCCCATCACACATTTGTACAATTGAATCCTTACCTATTTCAAACATATCTTCTGGTAAATATGCTACTCCTCCAGTAAGTGTATCGTATATTTCGCCACCACTACTTATTAATAAAGAAGTATTTGTATCAATACCTTCAGTCATTCCTATTATACAATCAGCACCATTCTTTAAGAAATAGTCTGGTAAATCACTTAATTCACCTGTAATTGTATCATAAATTTTATTAGACGAAGTTACTAAAATAGTATTCTCACCATTCATTCCGTCTGCTATGTAAGTTACAACAGCACTACCATAATCAGTAACCTCATCAGGTAAATGAGAAATCTCATTTGTTACAGTATCTATTATATCACCAGTAGCAGTGACTAATTTTTCATTATCAGATAAACCGTCACAGAAAGCACCTACAGCATCTTCAGCCATTTTTGCAAAGTTAGTGAAAGTAGCATCATCCATTTGCATACCCTGAACAGCTAAATTCCAACCATCTGCAAGATTATCAAATGTTACATCATCTAGCTCTTTCATTGAATTAAGCGTAGTAGATATCTGTACTTCACAATCACCTGCTGCTTTAGCTACTGCATCTAAAGCTTCTTGTTTTTTATATGGATTAAGAATACTTGTGTCATCATAAGTATCAATGGCATCTTTTAAAGCATTAAATGCTTCTGTACCTTCATATCCTGCCTTACTTAAGTCGTTTAGATAACTTTTAAAATCCTTTATCTTTGCATTTTCACCCAGATTCCTGTATGTTTGGTCTAACTGTGCAAGTGCATCTTCATATGCAAATATATCAGAATATTGACTAGGGTCAATTGTAAGTGTTAAATCACCTGCTTGTTTCTCAAGACTCTCATTGAAATTAGCTTCATCTACTTCGGAATCTATTATATTCTTTATATAAGCCACATAAGTAGAGCCAACTACTGCCGCTGCTGCACCTACAAAGCCAAGTTTAACTAAAGAATTGCCTAATAAACTCTTAATAGCAGTGCCTATTGTTGAAACTACCCCTGCTCCTGCTGCACCAGTGCCTGCAATTTCACCTGCCAAACTATTAACTATTGCTTTTCCAAGAATTGCAAGACCAAACTTACCTACTGCACCAACAAGATTTACACCAAATAATATAGCGAAAGCTTTTATTAAGTAACTCTCCCCATCAGTAGTTGCCATTGCATCACCTATACCGCTTAATATAGCATCGGCTACACTAGACCAATCTATTTTATCAATAGTTTTACCTATAAGGTTAAATAGATTTATTATAGCAGAAGAAATCTTATCTGAAAGGTCATCTGTATCAGTAGTTGCCATTGCATCACCTATACCGCTTAATATAGCATCGGCTACACTAGACCAATCTATTTTATCAATAGTTTTACCTATAAGGTTAAATAGATTTATTATAGCAGAAGCAATTCCACTTGCTGCACTTTCCAAACTTCCGTCATCAGCTGCATTATTAATAGCATAAGAAATCTTATCTGAAAGGTCATCTGTATCAATATCTCCAAGCATACCAAATATTTCACCGATAACTGTTAATAAAGAACTAACACAATCAGCTAAATCTTTTTCATTTATTCCTGCAATAGCTGTATTAATAACTGTTAGAATAGACTCTGCTAATTCTCCGATAACTGTCTTACCGTCCTCATTCTTTGATAAAGCAGATGCAACCATTTTAAGACCAAAATTAATTACCCCTGCAATATTGTTGCCTATTTCCTCTGCTCCATCATTACCAAATAATCTCTCAATAGCACCACTTATAAAATCTTTTATAGCTAGTCCTACTTTAGTTGCTAAATCACTTGATTCAGCACTACTTAAGAATGAAGCAAGAATATCCATTAAGGCTCTAAACTTAGTAGTAAATGCTTTACCTAACTCAAACCATTCCACCTCATCAACTAATCCATTAAAGAAATCAGATATTTTTTGACCTATTAAAGTCAATATACCTTTATTAACAAGGTCATCATACAAATCATTTATTTCAAAGGCTAACAAGTTTAATGCTGCACCTATTGTAGCACCAAGCTTATTGGCGTCAAAATCTAATGCTGTAGACAAGAAATCAGTTAAAGCATCATTAAACTCTGCTAACTTTTTATATGTGTTTTTACTAGTTAATAAATCATACAATGCTGCAACTACTTTATCAACACCTTGTGCAAACTTTTTACCTGCACCCTTCCAATCTTTATTAAGCAATAGCTCTTCAAGTTCAGAAAGCCAATCTTTAAAGTCCTGTAACCACTGAGGTAATTCATAATCTTGATTTATAAACTCTTCATAAGAGTCTAAATCAATGCCTAAATCAGATGCATCAGTTGTGCCTGACGAAGAAGAAGATGATGTTGTCATGTTGTTTAATTTATCAAAACCCTGCAAGTTATCTGACGCATTTGATGCACTATCAGCTACATCATCTAAAGCATCACTTTCATCTTCCAAATCGTCCGTTATATCTGTATAGTTTCGAGAACCACCAAATAATTCAGTTAAACCTGCTGTATCAAAACCAAAAATCTTAGACAACACAGCAAATACTCTCAATGCTGCCTCTGCTATCGCATTTAAAACTTGAACAACAGGGTATAGTAACTTAACAAATACACCGCCAATATAAGAACCTAATAACTGTAATCTAGTTTTAAGAATTCTTACTTGGTTTGCCCACGACTGAGTTGTCCCTGCAAAGTCACCCATTACATTCATTTCTTTTGCTTGGTTAAGTATATAATTATAACGAATGATAGCCTGAGTAGCTGCATTACAATTATTATAAACAGCACCATATTGTTCTTCGGCAAATGTCTTAAGATTTGCCTTGGTAACTGTTATACCTAACTGTCTTAAAGCCTGAACATTACCTGCTAAAGCAGATGATAACTTTGAGAATGTATCATCAGCATCCAAATTACGGAATGAAGCTAAATCTCCTGCTAAAGCAGTAAGATTCTTAGACATAATAACTGATTGTTCATTAGCTACCCCTAATCCTTTCGCTACAGAACCAAATGAACCTGCAAAATCTTTAGCCTGTACCTCAGTAAGTCCAAACTTTTCAGCACTATTCTCTGCCCAATCATCTATTGTATCAGACATATCCCCAAATGAGCCTTTAACAACATTCTCAATTTCAACTAAATCTGAAGCATAACCGATAGTAGACTTAATACCCCTGATGACTGTATAAATACTAACATACATTCTCAACAGTGACTTTAACTCGGATATAGAACTAGAAAGTTTACCTCCGTCAAAGTTAAATAAGCCACTAAATTTACTTCTTAAACTACTTAATACTGAATCAAATGTCTTTTTGAGATACTTAGCTGCTGTTGATATTGACTTTTTAGCAAAATTTAATGTAGTTTTAAGTGCCTTCTTAGCAGAATCAGCTACTTCTTTTAAAACAGAGTTAATTTTACTTTTTGCATTTTCACTTAATGTATTTACAGCATTACTTCCACTTTCATACATGCTATGAGAAATACTATCTAAACTAGCTGTTGCATTGTTTAACTCTGTAGTATTAATTAATCCTTGGCTGTATAAACTCTGAAACTCTGCTTTTAAAGCAACAACTTCATCATGTAACTTTGATATATCCATTAAGGCATTTCTTACCCCTGCATCGTCCTGATTCTGAAGTGCCTGATTAAGTGTCTCTATTGTTGATTTAGCCCTCTCACTTAACGACTCTACATCCTCAAGTTTTAAATCAACGTATGCGGATTTTCCTGCCTCAGCAAGAGCTTCCTTATACGAATTCTTAAGTAAATTATTTAATCTAATAGATTCCTGAATAGCTTCATTTCTTTCTCTAGCCTCACTAATTTGCTTATTGATACTTTCAGCATACTCTTTTCCTGCTGTTAAATTCTTAGTTTGCTCAGCATAATAACTTCTAAAAGCTGCTGCTGTATTTTTTACAGCCTCTTCTTCTTCTGCTAATTGTTCTGCAACTTTCTTTGAGCGTTCCTCTATTTCTGGATAATCCTCTGCTAAACTTGCTAAAGCTTCATCAGTAGACATACCTTTAGTATAAGTAGAAGCAGATATTTCTTCATATAACTTGTTTTGTGCTTCTAAATATTTATTTTGTCTTATTATTGATTCTTCCTTATCACGTTCAGCTAATAAAGTATTCCATGTATTAATATAATTGGTGTCAGAAGCTTCTTTCTGAGCTGCTGCCAATTTCTCTGCATTAGCTAATCTTTCTTTCTCTTCATTTACTATAGAATCTTCGTATGCTTTTACTTCCTTTTGTATTATTAACTCCTCTTTAAGCAAAGCTGCTTCTGCTTTTCTCTCAGATGTTAACTTTGCTGCATTAGCAACTTCTTGTGCTTGGTTCAACTTAATATTATATAATTCAGAATCTCTACTTTCTTTTGCTATTCTAGATTGTTCAGTATTATATTCTTTTTGTAACTGTCTAAATTGCTTATAATATGCTTCAGTATTTTTTATTAATTCATTAACACTAGCTGAGGAACCGTCAAAATAATCTATTAGGGCAAATTTATTATTATATAAATCATCAACTGTGGCATTTAATAGTTCTCTAAATTCATTAAACTTACTATTTAAATTTTTAGTAAAATCAGCACCTCGTAATTCGTTAAATCTAATCCGCAATTCATCTAAAGAAGCATCTAACTTATCAAAATTAACATCACTATCAAGTTCGACTAATCTCTCTGTTTGATTAGCTATATCATTTATACCTGAAAATGCTTCACTTCTAAATTTTTCATACTCGGCAGATAATTCGTCTACACCGTTAATTTGACTTTTTATTGCATTAAGTAAATTATCAACAACATCTGATGTAACATTCATTACTTCTACTATTTTAGATTTATTTTTATCAATAGCATCTGCATAAGAATTTAAATCGTTTTTAAGTTCTTTAAATTGATTATCTAAATTTTCACTAAAATCAGCACTTTTAAGTTTATTATATTTATTATTTAAGTCCTCCATAGCTTTTGCTACATTATCAAAATCAACTTTACTCTCAAACTTAATCGTTTCTCTAACTTCACCCATGTTATTTTACCTCCAAATCTACCCCTAAAATATTGAAAACGGAGTTTATATTAAATAAAAATACATATTGTAAAATACTCAAGCAATATTCATATTTTACAATATGTATCAAATCCTTTCCTATATTATGTTGTATAAAATACCTTAACCTTTTTAGCAGTATACTTATACACTTTTTTGCGAAGTTCTTCTTTCGATGTGAAAATTTCATTGATTAACTCCGCTTTGTCCTTCAAGGCTAAACAATAAATAGAATAACTTCCTTTTTTGGATTCACCTATTTGTTTAATAATTTTATCAAACTCTTGTTTAGTCATATTACAAGATTTACCATTTATTGTGATAAGCATAATATTGTCTCCTTAAAACATAACTAATCCTTTATACCATGAGCTTGTTTATATAACTTAACATGATGTTTACCAAACTTGGCTTCCATATCTGCTAAGAACTTATCCTGTTCTTCTTTAGTAATAACTTTACGAACTTTATACTTTTCCTTTAACTTTTTGTAATACTTTTTAGTATCACCCTTCATATTTTTCAAATCAGCTGAACGATATTGCATTTTTTGGGTTAGAGCACAATCTCCTAAATTACTTATTGCTGTCATAAATTTAAACCAATGCATTGTAACCTTAGTTAAATCTACCCCTTTCGCCCAAAAAGCTCCCCAAATATCTAAATGGTCAACATTGAAATCTATACACTTATCTGGAGAACTCTCCTCTATAGGTGCATCTTCATATATCAATTCAGATTTACCACAAGATAAAAACCACATCAAACCGTCATATGCTACTTGTGTGTCTTGAGGAATAGCTTCTTTGTAAAGTAATTTGAATGCTGACAAAAAACGCATATCATCATCTAAGATAGTATTATCCTCAAGTAAAAGTGTAATGGCTATCCCTACACGAAAGTCCGTATTTATAGGATAGCCTTTATATTCAGTTGGAAATCTATCTAAAAGACAATTGAACATTTATGCCTCCATAAGTCCCTCAGTATTTATTCTATTGAGTCCATATTTCAAATTGATTTCGTTTACAACCTTCTCTTTATTACTAACAGCTTCATCAATATAAGGTTTAAGTGCCTCGAATACACTAAAGTATTCTGGTATATCAGGTAAATAGTCCTCTCCGAACCACTGCTCAACAAAATTAGTTCTAAATGTTTCATCTATTGATTTCTTAAAATCTTCTATAATATCTGGTTCGATACTAGCTATTGCAATTGCTTTATCAATGTCGTCCTCTATCAACTTTGCTTCCTCTAGTTTAGTATTGTATTCTTCATCTACATTAGCAAAGCGTTTATATAACTTAAGAATTCCAACAGGTAGTCTCTTATCAGTAAAATTCAACTTTATAATTTTTCCTGTGTAAGGTGAAGTAACCTCACTTATAGTTTGTAATCTTTCTAGTGCCATAATGCATCCTCCTTAAATAATAAAGGGGCAATTGCTATGCAACTACCCCTAAATAACTGAGATAGCGAAGCTATCTTCTTACTACTCTGCGAAAGTAACTGTACCTTCATCTGCATCAACTGTAGCTTTATTAGTAACCTCCTGCCAGTCAGTAACAAAACCAATTGAGCATTCAATCTTACGATTGTCCTGTGCCTCATTTGTGATGCCAGTAATTACGATAACTACAGTGGCAACATAAACTTTAGCATCTGTATCTCCCCAGTTATCAACCTCTACGATTGTAAATGTAGCCTTAGTGCCTGTATACTTATTACGATACAACTCTTCAAGCTTATCACTTACAGCATTACCTTTAAGATAAGGTGCCTCGTAATCCATTGTTTGCTGGTCATACTTTACATACGATGGTGCTAACTTCTGTGTAACATCATCATATGACTCTACAGAACCACCTGTATCAACAGAATCATTATCTGCCATTAAAAACATCTCATTGAATGTACCGCCTGTAACTTTACCATTGGCAACTGTTGCTGTCTGTGCGGTATCAAGATAATAAAGGGATTGCTCTGAGCCAACAAATGCGGCTCTATCTGCTGCTAAACTCATAACTCTTGTCTCCTTTCATAGATAACTTTAAACTTATTGTTAAAGTCTTTTACGCCTCCTGAATACACTGTGTCCAAAACTGCTCCTGAAACAAGAGTTATTGAATATAGGAAATAATCCTCACTCTTTAATTTTCGGAAGGTTTTCTTCAGGAATTTATATATATCATCTATAATAGATGTATATTCTAGGTCTGAACTACCCCTGGAATTGAGCATAACACGATATATTATACTTAACTCCATTTCACCTCGTAACCATTTACCTGTTACATCGGCTACTCGTTCTGTGGGTTTACTGTCTTTAGATATTGCAATACACATGCTGTCCTTTTGAACACTTAACTCATTGAACTTAATCTTTGGAATTTCATTTTCATTGTAGTTTTCGTTTATATAACTAGTAATAATACTAATTATATCATCTTTTCCTCTGCAACTCATTTTCTACTTCCTTTCTGAATAGTTCGAGCCAATCTTCTTCATGCTCTGCTATTGACTTTTGCATCGGATAACCCTGAGCATTTGGATGGACTTCATGATTGTATTGTTTAGGAACTCCGCTAGGTGCTATTGGATTGAAAGCATAACTAGCATATTCCTCTTGATATATTACTTCATTTGTTGTAGTATTTGCTATTACATTTTTTGATAACTTACCTGTCTTATAAGGAACAAATTCATCTGTATCCTCAATAACTTTATCTAAAAGCTTTTTCCTAGCTTCTTCAGTGCTATCGTCTATATCGACTTTTAATTGTTCGATATACTTATTTAAGTTATAAAACATTCCTGCCAAAGAAAGCACCTTCTTACTTAGCGGATAAAACTACTACAGGTAATCCGCCATAATTAAATTCAGAAACACCTGTGATTTCATAAATATTACCATATTTATTCTTATACTCATTGACAGATAAATTATCTAAGGTTATATCTCCAAAGGATATGAAATCTCCTTTACGATAACAGAATTTACTTTTTTTATCTCCTTGAGATAAACTATCAAATTCTTGAGGTGTAACTTGTTTCTTACCGCTATACTCTTTAACTGGTAAAGAGATATATACTGAAATAGCATCAGCGTTTACTAAACCTGTCTTATTTCGGTTTGTGGCTTCTCTGTTCACAAATAAGCTTTTACGTATAGTTGACTTTTCATATTCATTACTATCCTCGTCAACTAAGTTAAAGATAGTAAATACATGAGGAAACATATCACTCAAAATAACCACTCTCCTGCATAAAGCAAACCAGTATTGGCAAGATACAAATTAACTTTACTTTTTATTGTTGTTGCTAAACTATTAGATTCACTATCTGAGCCTGTTACATATGTTCTTGACCACACACCTCCAACGCTTTCACTCGCTATCGGTGCATGTTCTACCCCTGATTCGGAAGTAAACTCATCAATTACTTCTGAGATACTACAAAGGCAATCTCGAACTTTATCAGCATACTCGTAATCATCCTCTAGTTTATCTACACGACCAAAAGTAAACTGAGAAATAAAAGGTCTAGCTCTTTTGATAAGTTTAGCAAAATCAATTTCTTCAATAGCGTCACCTAAATACGAGTTCTTATAGTAATCAAAATCAATACTTATCATGAGCTAGACCTCCTGCAATACTATTTATTCTTCTTAACAAATACCTGCTCTGCATCGCCTACACGATATCCATTAATAACTTCTGAAACAACTTCAATTCCATTGAATGTTGTAGCATCCTGTGCCTTCATCATATTGATAAGTGTATCAATATAGAAAATATCCTTATCATAAGCAATAAGGTCGATAGCTGAAAGGTCAACAGTCTTCTCTGTGCCAGAGTAATCAATATACTTACCTTCTGTATAGAAACTAAATACATTTGACTCAACTACTGTCCAACCAAGCCATGTACCTATATTAGCTGAAAGGTTAAGCTGGTTCTTAATCTCATTGTCAAAATCCTTACCTGCAACAGAAAGGATAGCTGCATAAACTTCTGTATTAACAATAAGTGTAGTTCCCTTAGCACCCTTATCACGCATTTTCTTTCTAAGTGTGATAAGATAATCTCTAATATTATCTTTAGTAATAGCAGTTGTGTCCTGCATATCGGTGCCTTCATTAACCAAGCATGAAATGCCCTCAAGGTTAAGAGCTGGTGTTAACTTACCTGCTGTAAGGTCTTTAATTGCTTCATCTAATACATTATAAGAAGTAGAAGCCATTTGTGCTTCGTAAATCTCATATCCTGGTGTTTGACTGTTATTAGCCATAATAGGAACTAGTGTATCCTTTACACCAGTCAAATCATACTTTTGACCTGGTAACTTAGGTGAATTTACTGAACCCTTAGTTAATTTTGGGATATATCTACCCCCTGCTTTGACAATCGTATTTGGATTGAAAGTAACTCCTGGAACAAGTGTACTATCTGGATACAAATTTGCGATTGTTGACTTAAAATACTCAATTGCTACGTTAGTGCCCTGAATAAGTGCCATAATTATTACCTCCTATTATAATCCTTTTACCCAAGGATTATCGGCATACTTAGCATTTACAAATTCACCTGCTGTAAGGTTATCATTCTTTGTTTGAATACTTGATGTAAAGCTAGGTTTTGTAACGATACCTTCGGGTATAAAAGCGTCTTTGTGAGCTTCTTGTAATTCTTTCATAGTTTTATCTATATCAGTGAATTTGCCATCTTTAAACTCAAGATTTTTTTCATTGATTAGATTTTTAATGCCTGTCCTAGCAAAGTCGGAAGTAAACTTATAAGAGTTTAATACACCGTCTAAAGCGAAATCTTTTTTCAGATTAGCAATATTGGAATCGTTATCCTTTAAAGCCTGTTCATATTTAGTCTTATAACTATCCCTTTCTGACGTTAACGCTGTTACATCTACTTTTTTAAACTCTTCTAGAGAAGAATTAGCCGTATTTAGCTTACCTGTTAGGTCACTTACCAAACCCTTTTGTATGCCTAACTGGGCTTTCAACCCCTCGATGTCTTTCCCATTCTCAACCATAATCTGGTCAACTAAAGTAGCGTCAATGCCTAAGCCTATAAGAAACTCTCTCTTCATATTTAATTCCTCCTATTATCTACGCTTTTATACGTGGTTGCTTCACATGACTTGTTATTTGTACGAGGTCTCTCCTCGAAATCTATTATTAATATAGCACACTTTTTAAAAAATGTCAAGATATATTATAGAAAAATATTATCGTTTCAAAAATAAACTAATAAAAAAGGGTAGTCTTAACTCAATAAAACTACCCCAAATAACTTAGAAATACTTAAGACAACTTAAATATACCTTTATACTCTTCCTTTAGAAACAATACATTAGCCATTAAACGATTACCTGCATATGCCGTAAAGTTTATATTATTCTCAATATATTGTAAATTTTCAATACAAACTTTTTCTCCCGAAAAATTATTAAAGACAACACGATAATCTCCGTATTTTTTCAATAGATAAGTGAGCATAATGTCGTCTGTCTTTAATCCACCACGAAATGAAACAATACAACCCATGAAGTCTTTTGTTTCACTATTATACAAAGGGACTAAATTGTGAAAAGACCAACCGCTATCAACAATATCCTTACTACTTAATTTACCTTTCATATCTCCAAAATGATAATATAAATATTGCATGATGATATACCTCCTTTTAGACATATTATAACAAAAAACAATAAAAAAGGCAAGACAAATATTAAATGTCTTGCCTGTATTCATTATTCATTGTAAGGCTTTATACAACCTCCTATTTATAATATGGAGAGGATACCCCATAATTATTGTGCTCTACAAAATTCATTATCGTCATTTATGATAAGAATCATTCGTGTAATTTGATAATCTAAATCGTTTATCAATTTAACTAAAGGCTTATAAGTTAGAATACTTTCATCGTGAAAACACATTAAAGAGAAGAACAATTCTTTAATATAACCATAAGTCTTATCACACTCTAATAGGCTATGCTCGATACGTAATTTGCCTTCATATTCAGTATCTATTATTGCAAACTTTTTAACCATATTGTCAAAAAATTCTGAATTAAATACTGTTATGTCGTATATCTTATTAAACATACATATCTCCATTTTACCTAAAATATCATGTAATTTATTCAAATCACTTAAAGTTAATGTAGTCATTTTATTCACCTCCTTTCATAGAAAATAGTCAACTAAATGTTAAACTTTAAAATATTACATTTGCGATTGCTAGTATTAGCTAATCACTTAAATAGGTATCTAACTCGTTATTTAAACTTAATCTTTTATGTATTTCTTTAGCTTTTCTAAGGTTATCTTGTGTATTTCTGATTAATATTATATGGTTGAAATTATTGGGTTTGTAGTAATTATTGATGGTCAACTGAGCTCCTCGTGCGTCTCTAAAAAACTTCACCGCTTTTTTCATAGAATCAAGACGACTTAACGAATCTGACTTGCGTATTCCGCACACATTCTTTGGTGCTTTATTGACAACTTTCTTTAGTGATGACTGATAGTTTTCATACCAATCATTCCACTGTTTTTCATACTCTTCATCAGAAAGGCTAACACCCTCAATAATGTAACCATTA